AGCAGTTTCGACTTCTGCTGGTGCTTTTGCGGGAACATTCCAATGGGGTCCAGTACTTTCACCTGTAACTATCACGTCTGAAAACGAATTAGTTCGTCGTTTCGGTAAACCAACTGATGACAATGCCCAATCTTTTTTCACTGCAGCAAACTTTTTATCATATACAAACAACCTATTAGTTGTTCGTGCTGATACCCTAACTCACAGAAATGCGGTTGCATTGCCATCTGGTACTGTAACTTTTGTTAACGTATCTTCTGGTGGAACTGGGTATACATCTTCCCCAACAGTAACTTTCAGTTTACCACAAGTTTCTGGTGGTATCCGTGCAACAGGAACAGCAGTTCTTTCAGGTGCTGGTGTTACAGCTGTAACTGTGGGTGCTGGTGGTACTGGATATAGTACTGCACCAACTGTTACATTTACTGCTCCACAACAGTCTGGCGGAACTACTGCAACTGGTACAGCTACTGTATCAGCTGGCGTCGTTACAGGAATAACTATCACTTCTGCTGGATCAGGATATACTGCTGCTCCAACTGTTACTCTTAGTGGAGTAGGTACTGGCGCAACTATTGGTACTGTTACTATCGGTGCATCGTCAGTCGTTTCAATTAACGTTACCAATCCAGGTACTGGTTATACTACTGCTCCTACTATTACGTTTAGTGGTGGTGCAGGTACTGGTGTTGCAGCAACTGCTGCAATCGCTACTGGTGGTGTAAAGATTAATAATGAACAAGATTATATTTCTTCTTACTCAAGCGGTGCTGGTGTAAGTGGTGAATTTGCTGCAAAATTCCCTGGAACTTTAGGTAACTCTATTACAGTTTCTATGGCTGACTCAGCAACATTCGCTACATGGGATTACAGAGCAGAATTTGATTCTGTTCCTGGAACATCAGATTATGCTGACCAATCAGGTGGTTCTAATGATGAGCTACACGTAATCGTTATCGATACTCTTGGTCGTTGGACAGGAACTGCAGGAACTGTTTTAGAAAAATTTGCTTATGTTTCTAAAGCATCTGACGCTAAGAAGTTTGATGGAACAAATAACTATTATAAAGATGTTATCAACTCTCGCTCACAATATGTTTGGTGGTTGGATCATCCAAATACATCACCAGCATTAAATTGGGGTATTGCTTCAGATAATGTTGCATTCAATAGTTTACCATCAGCTATTACAAGAGATCTATCAGGTGGTGTTGATGATTTAACTGCTACTGATGGTCAATTAATGACAGCATATAGCATTTTCTCAGATGATGCTACTTATGACATTTCTTTAATTCCAGTTGGTAAAGCATCTATTACTGTAGCAAATTCTGTTATTGCTATCGCAGAATCTAGAAAAGATTGTATGGTATTCATTTCACCAGAAACTTTAAGTACTGGCGAAATTATTAAGAATACACAATTTGAAACTGATGCTATCACTAAAATTGTTGCATATAGAAATGCTTTAACTGGTTCTTCTTATGCAGTTCTTGATTCTGGTTATAAGTATCAGTATGATCGCTACAACGATAAGTATCGTTATGTCCCACTAAATGGCGACATCGCTGGTTTGTGCGCAAGAACTGACTACACTAATGATGCATGGTTCTCTCCAGGTGGTTTGAATCGTGGTCAGATTAAGAACGTAGTTAAACTTGCTGTTACATTAACTAGAACAGATCGCGATAACCTATACAAGAATGGTGTTAACCCTGTTGTTACATTCCCAGGAGATGGTACTGTTCTATTCGGCGATAAGACTTTATTGAGCAAGCCATCAGCATTCGATCGCATCAACGTGCGTCGTCTGTTTATCGTTCTTGAGAAAGCTATTGCAACTGCTGCTAAATTCCAGTTGTTTGAATTCAATGATGGTTTCACTCGTGCTCAGTTTAAGAACTTAGTCGAACCATTCCTACGTGATGTTCAAGGTCGTCGTGGTATTACTGACTTCGTTGTTAAGTGCGATGATTCTAACAATACTGGCGAAGTTATTGATCGTAACGAATTCGTTGCTGATATCTTTATTAAGCCAGCACGTTCAATTAACTTTATTACTCTCAACTTTGTTGCTGCTCGTTCTGGAATTAATTTCAGCGAGATCGGTGGCTAAGGGACTAAATAAAGAAAGAACAAAGGAGATTTAAATGGCAAATATCGCTGATTTTAAAGCACAAATGATTGGTGGCGGTGCTCGTCCCAATCAGTTCCGTGTTGAATTGGTGTTTCCTTCTTATGTACCACTAGGTATCGTTGCTGGACAACGTGCTCAGTTTTTATGTAAGTCTGCTCAGTTACCAGCGTCTACTATTGAGAACATTCAAGTTCTTTATAAAGGTCGCCCAGTAAACTTTGCAGGTGAGCGTAACTTTGCACCTTGGACTGTATCAATTTACAACGATACTACTTTTAATATCCGTAATGCTATGGAACAATGGCAAGCTGGTATTCAAAGTTATAGTTCAACAGATGGAAGAACTAATCCACGTGATTATCAAGTAGACTTACAAGTACATCAATTAGATCGTGCTGGAGCAATCATCAAGAGCTATAAGTTCGTTGATGCATTCCCAACAGTAATTGGTCCAATCGCATTAGATTATGACCAACAAAACCAGATCGAACAATTTGATGTAGAGTTCCAATTCAATTACTTTACTTCTAATGCAACTGAGGGCGGTGGAATCAATCTTAATGTTTCCGTTGATACACCAATCGGTAGTTTCCCACTACCAATTTAACTTTATAATTGGGGTTTTTTAATTATGCAAATTTTTGGATTTGAGATAAAACGCAAGCAGCCAGCAAATGAGATCGGAGCAGTAGTAACTCCGATCTCTGACGATGGTTCTACAGTCGTATCCACTTCAGCCACTTCCTATTATGGAATGGTTATGGACATGGATACGATCGTTAAAAATGAGAACGATCTTATTCGTCGTTATAGAGAAACTTCTTTATATGCTGATTGCGATGCTGCCATTGAAGATATTGTAAATGAAGCGATTATCGCTGAACCTGATGACCAAGCTGTAAAAATTAACTTAGATAAAGTTAAATTATCTGAGTCAATTAAAGGTAAAGTTAGAACAGAGTTTGACGAAGTTCTTCGTTTATTAAATTTTGATGACAAAGGTCATGACATTTTCCGTCAGTGGTATATTGATGGTCGTGTTTATTATAATATCTTATTAGATCCAAAACAACCTAAGTTAGGTATTCAAGAATTGCGTTATGTGGATCCTCGTAAGATTCGCAAGATTAAAAAAGTTGAAAAGAAAAGAACTCCTCAGGGAGTTGATGTTGTAGTTAAAAATGAAGAGTTTTACCTGTACAATGATAAAGGTATTCAAGAGAATACTACACAGGGAATTAAACTCTCGCTAGATTCAATTATCTACACTTCTTCGGGAATGGTAGATCAAAATACTGGTATGATGATGTCTTATTTGCACAAAGCAATTAAGCCAACTAACCAGTTAAAGATGATTGAAGATGCGGTAGTTATTTACCGTATATCACGTGCTCCAGAAAGACGTGTGTTTTACGTAGACGTTGGTAACTTACCAAAGCTAAAAGCTGAACAGTACGTAAACGATATTATGAACAAGTTTAGAAATAAAATTGTTTATGATGCAACAACTGGAGAGACTCGTGACGATCGTCGCCATCTATCAATGATGGAAGATTTCTGGATGCCACGTCGTGAAGGTGGTAAAGGTACTGAGATTACTACACTTCCAGGCGGACAAAATTTAGGAGATATTGCTGACATTCAATATTTCCAAACTAAATTGTATCAAGCATTAAATGTTCCTTTATCAAGATTACAACCAGCCACTGGTTTCTCTCTTGGTAGAAGTACTGAGATTTCCCGTGACGAGATTAAGTTTAATAAATTTATCGCTCGTCTTCGTAAAAAGTTTTCTGGATTGTTTAGTGGTGCATTGCGTGTTCAATTAATTGCCAAAGGCATTATTCGTGATGAAGAATGGGATGTAATTGAACAGGCAATACAATATGATTATCAAGCAGATAATCATTTCACTGAATTAAAAGATAATGAGTTGTTGATGCAGAGAGTTACAACACTGCAACAAGTTGAGCCATATATTGGTCGTTTCTATTCTAGCACATGGATCCGTAAGAATCTATTGATGCAAACTGACGAAGAAATTGAAATTATGGATAAAGAAATGGCTGAAGATAAAGTTCAACAACTGCAGTTAGCCGACGAACAAGGTAGATTGGCTGCAGTAACGCAAGTTGCACAACAACAGCACTTAATGGATAATGGTCTTGGCGGGAACGAACAATCGCCTGACCAACAATAAAGGAGATATAGTATGAGTGATTCAGTTAAAGATTTAATCGCAGCAATTGCCATGGGTAATGCAGTTGAAACAGAACAAGCATTTAACGCTACTATGGCTGAAAAGATTTCAGCAAAGTTAGATGATATGCGTGTTTCAGTTGCACAGAGTATGTTTAAAGCACAACAAGAAGAACCAGCCGTAGAGCAAGAAACCGAAGCTCCAGCTGAAACTGCAGAATAATGTACTATAAACAGTTTACAAAATCTATCTCTGGTGCGGATACTACTATCCGCACATATGGACATTTAATACAAAGTATTGATGGCACTATTTTTGTAGACAAAGAACAAACGGATTTTGCGAGTTTAGAAGAAGCAAGAAAATATATTAAAAATAAACATTGCTCAGAAGCGATAGAAACAGAAATTATAGAAAACCAATACGAAGAGATTTCAGAAAACCGTATCGCTAATATTATTAAAGAACATCACGATATTAAAGTTACAGATACATTAATAGAATCATACCTCGAACTTGCTTCTTCGAAAATTTTTACAGTAGATCCTGTTGTTCAAGAAATTAGAAAACTTAATAAACTAGATTCTCTTATTGAGAATAAAGTGCATTATGAATTACAAGATGGCAGTATTGTTGCGATTGATGAACAAACGCAAGAACAACTAAATAATTTATTGGCAAATCATAAAGACGTTGTTGAGTATATGCGTGAAACGAAAGACAACTTCTTTAACGTAGTTAATAAGATTAAGGAATAAAAATGGCTGTCACAAAGACAATTATTAAAAATACAAACCAAGAGACAATCGTAAAGATTGCTGGTACTGCTGGTAATGCTACCATCGATTTACAAACTGATTGTTTGGCAACCACTCAAGCATTAGATGGTGCAACTCAAAGAGTTGATATTTGCACTGCCATGGTAACTGGTCTTCTAGGTTCTGCTGTCACTGTAGTTCGCAATTCAGTTCCAGTGTTAGCATTCGCAGGAGAGAATGCATCCTTGTTTGATTTCGAAGGACAGGGGTTTAGAGATAATATAGAGAATAGCAGCGATATCGTTGTTGCTATCTCTGGTGCTGAAGCCCATATCTATTTGACTTTACGTAAAGTTAGTGGGTATGCAACTAAAGTAGAAACTGCTACATTTGGTTCTTATGACAACCCAGCAGTAGTAGGGAGCTAACAATGAAACTCATTAGAGAAGTTACAGAATCAGTTAAACTTCTTACCGAAGACAAACTCGGTAAGGGTAAACAATATTACATTGAAGGTGTTTTCCTTCAATCAGAATTAGTAAACCGTAATGGACGCAGTTATCCAGAATCAATTATGGATAAAGAAGTTGCAAGATATATGCAACAATGCGTTAAAGAAAATCGTGCCTATGGCGAACTTGGACATCCAGATTCTCCATCAATCAACTTAGATCGTGTATCACATTTGATCGTTGATTTGAAAAAAGAAGGTACTAACTATATCGGTAAAGCAAAGATTTTAGATACACCAATGGGTCAAATCGCCAAAGGTCTTTTAGATGGTGGTGCAAACTTAGGAGTATCTTCAAGAGCACTTGGTTCTCTACAAATGAACAAAGAGGGTGTTCAAGTGGTTCAGGATGACTTTATGCTGTCTACCGCAGCTGATATCGTTGCTGACCCATCTGCTCCAGATGCTTTCGTGCGTGGTATTATGGAAAGTAGGGAGTGGGTATTCGTTGATGGAAAGTTTGTGGAAAAGCAGATTGATGAAGTAAGAGCTATTATTAAGAAGACTTCATCTCGCAATCTAGAGGAAGCCAAACTACGTGCTTTCCAGAATTTTCTGACTAAAATCAGATAAATAATAAATAATTACATAGAACTATCCAGTTAGGAGAAAACGATGTCAATCGAACAAAAAATCGCTGAAATTCTTGCTGAGTCAAAAGCTGCTGCTCTCGAGCAACAAGTTGCTGACACTCAAGAAGAGAATCTAGTAGAAGAAGAAGTTGAGGCAGTTGCTGAAGAAGCAGTTAAGCCAACTACTCCTCCTGCCAATCCAGACAACGCTAGAAATAACGTTGACACTGAAAAGGCTGCAGAGGGTGGCACTTCTAAAACTAAAAACAAAGTAAACCAAGATGAAGAAGCTGCTGAATCTAGCAACCTTCCAATCAAAGGTGTAAAAGAAGATATTGATGCTCTTATGAATGGTGAAGAACTCTCTGAAGAGTTCCGTGCTAAAGCAACTACCATTTATGAAGCAGCAGTTACAACTCGTGTTAAAGCAGAAGTAGCACGAATTGAAGAAGAATACGCAGCTAAACTTGAAGAAGAAGCTGCAGAGATTGCAGAGGGTCTTGTTGAAAAAGTTGATGGATATCTCGACTACGTTGTCGAGCAGTGGATTGCACAGAATGAATTAGCCCTTGAGCATGGTATGAAGTCCGAAATCCTTGAAGGATTTGTTGCTGGACTAAAAGGTCTTTTCGAAGAACACTATATCGACATTCCAGAAGAAAAGTTCGATGTACTAGGTTCAATGGAAAGTAAAGTTGAAGAACTCGAAGCAAAGTTAAACGAGCAAGTTGCTACTAACGTTGAATTGAATAAAACAATCGGCGAATTGAAGCGTAACGAAATCGTTGAAACTGCATGCGAAGGTTTAACTGATACTGAAGTAGAAAAACTAAAAGGTTTAGCAGAAGAACTTTCTTATGAAGACTCTGACACTTTCAAATCAAAAGTTCAGACAATTCGTGAGAATTATTTCACTACCAAGCAACAAGCGGAAGTAACATCCGTGGTAACTGATGAGCCAGTGGAAACTTTGACTGAGGAAAAGAAAATCGATCCTACAATGGCAAAGTATCTATCCGCACTCAACTATCGCAAGTAATCAATTTCAAAAAAGGAAAATAAAATGAATCGTCAAGATTTACTTAAAAAATGGGCACCGATTCTAGAATCAGAATCTGCTCCAAAAATTGCTGACAACTATCGTAAAGAAGTTACAGCTGTTCTATTAGAGAACCAAGAGCGTGAAATGGCTAAGCAGTCTGAAGCTCTTTTCGAAGCAGCTCCAGCAAACGCTGGCGGTGCTGGTATCGCTTTAGGTGGTGCTGGTACTAATGCTCAGATGGCTGGTTACGATCCAGTATTGATCGCTCTAGTACGTCGTGCAGCTCCACAGCTTATCGCTTATGATATCGCTGGTGTTCAGCCAATGACTCAACCAACTGGCTTGATCTTCGCAATGAAGTCACGCTATACTTCACAGAACGGCACTGAGGCTCTATTCAACGAAGCAGATACTGACTTCGCTGGTACTGGTACTCACGCTGGTTCTAACCCAGTAACTGGTACTTATACTACTGGTACTGGTATCACTACTGCTAACGCAGAAGATCTAGGTGGCGCAACTACTTTCAATCAGATGGCTTTCTCAATCGAGAAGACAACTGTAACTGCACAAACTCGTGCTTTGAAAGCAGAATACACTGTTGAACTTGCACAAGACTTGAAAGCAGTTCATGGTCTTGATGCTGAAGGCGAATTGAGCAACATTCTTTCTTCAGAAATCCAAGCTGAAATTAACCGTGAAGTTGTACGTACTGTTTACGCTGCTGCTAAAGTTGGCGCAGAAGTTAACACTGCAACT